TTGGAGCTCCTGGTTTTACTAAATTTTTAAATTCATCAATTACAGAATCTTGACCAGATGTGTCCAAATATATTGGCCAAGGATCACCCCCTAAATTTAAAGTGCAAGATACCTCACAACTAGATCTATCTTTATGTCTAGCAAGAAGATCTCCTTTTTTATATATTCTAAAATATGAATAAGTAGGTACAACTTTTAGATCTGTATGTTTTTCTAAAAGTGGTTGAACTTTTAATAATAAAGTTTCCATAGCTATATCTGCATATTGTCCAAAAGTATTTGGAACTTGACTGTCACCAAAAATACCAAACATATGTTCAAATGGGGAAATATACCTTTTATCAATTAAGGTTCTAGCAACTTGTCTTTTTACTAAAAGATAATTAAATAAAAAATTACTAAGATCTTTTGATATGGTTTTTTTAACCACTACATATCTATTTTTTTTAAAACTCATTTACATTAAGTCCATGTTTATATTTATTCTTACATTCTCGTCTGTTTGAGACACACTACTATGTAAAAGACTTCCATCAAAAATCAACATTTGATTTTCTACAGAAGGTACCTTTTCTCCATTTTTAAATAAAGTATATCCGTTATTTGTGTTTATAGAAAATAAAGCAACTGTATGTTTTTCATAAGAGTCTACATGAAACTTTGTTTTTATTTCTTTATGTTTTTTTGTATATAAATTAATTTTTGCTCTAAGTAGATAATTAAAATTTAAACGACTTATAAGAGGTGTTAATATGTAATTAAAAAAAGGACTACATTGTTTATCTTCTTTATATAGATAATGAGAAAATAAAAAATCAGAATAATCATTATCATGACCTGTCGTAGGACTGAAATACCAAGGAAAAGAGGTATTTAAAATATTACTTTTAACATCATTAAAAATTTTTTGATCTAAAAAATTAGGTATTACTTTCATAATTATCTATATGGTTTTCCAAGAGTCCACAAAACTAATGAGTATCTTACTCCTCTTGTTACCGGAAGTACCCTATGATACACGAAACTTGGAAAAATTACAATAGCTCCTTGTGGCAATACTTCTTTACATTGGCGTATATTTTGTTTTTTAGATCTGTGTGGTTCATTAAAATTAAATTCTAATTCTCCTCCAGAGTAACTTGATGGATCTGATAATGATATTGTTGCAGATAATTTTCTAATTCTACCATGCTGACTTGGCATATCAGGTTTATTATAAGGTTCTGGATAAGAATCGCAATGCCAGCTGTAGTGTTGATTAAGTTTATATTTAGTAAATTGAAGATTTTCACTTTCGTCTATATCAAAATTCCAACCTGCTTTTTCATTAGCAGCATTTATAAAAGGTAATATTTCTTTATATATCCATTTATCGTCTAACCATGAAATATTAGAATTTCTAGTTTTTTGTAAATTGTTTATATCTTTTTTATTTAATTTATTAATTTCTGTTTGGCCTCCAATAAGAGCAGTGTGATCTCTTTGCATATTCCCATGTTTAATAACGTCTTCACAAAATTTTTTTGTAAAAGCTTTTGGAAAAACTAAATAGTATTCTTTTAAATTCATAACTTATATATAACTGATCCAACCTGTTATAATATATTTCTCGTATTTTGTTGAGACTATACCTTTATGTGTATGAGTCCATTCTGCAGGCCAGATTAATGTTAATCCTTTCTTAGCTTTAAATTTTTCTTTTTGATAAAAAAATTCAGTTCCACCGCCATCTTTAATATTATTTAAATACGTCATAAAAACTAAATGACGTTTTATAGAATTAGGGTGTCCGCTATTCTCATAGTGCCAAGTTTTAAAACCTCCATTAGGAGGATATTTTTGAATGATGGGACTTTCAGTTATACCCCATTTATTTTGATTTATATCACAATGAATATATTTAGTTTTATATTTTTCTATACATTTATTTAATTCCATATAGTAATTAACAACATCTATATTATCATTAAGATGGTAAGTTTCTAAATCAATAGAATCTTTAGCATTTTTATCTACAAGACGTTCTTGTCCCATAACTCCTTCCTTATGGAATTTAGAATGTTGATTAAAACATTTAATTAAATTATCACAGGTTTTTGATTTTATTTTATAGCCTTCTATAAACATTCTTTATACCTCTTCTTGAAATTTAATATCAAAATGCTATATAAAAGTCAATATACAGACAAATGAATAACATATTTAGTGTAAATATTTATAAAGAAAAATTAAATATTAAAAATAAACCTTTAATAGATTACATATTAAAATTAAAGAAACAATCTGAAGGAAGAATGGTAAGTAATCCTACAGGATGGCAGTCTTTAAAGTTTAATTTAAATGAACAAGTATTTGCAGGTTTAAATAAAAAAATACAACAACATTTTTTAACTTATATAAAAAGTATACCTTTAAATAATCAGTTTAAAATTTCAAGTATGTGGGCAAATGTTAATGGTTATAAAGATTATAATTTAATACATACTCATGGAGATTCAGTTATATCAGGTGTTTATTATTTAAAAACACCTAAAGACTCAGGAAATTTATTTTTTATAAATCCTGCAAGTGAAGCAATAGAATATTTATGGGAATATTGTATTGAAGAATATACACAACAAAATAGTCCACGTTGGACTATTCCAGTTAAAGAAGGGAGTTTAGTTTTATTTCCAAGTTGGCTAAAACATGGAGTTGAACCTAATTTAAATAAAAAAGAAGATAGAATATCTATCGCATTTAATATTAGTAAAATAAATGCAAAGTAAATTTATACAAAATTTAACCGATATTAATTACCCAACTTCAGCTCAAAGAAAAAAAGAGATTTGGGATGTAGAAGGTATACTTAAAAATAGACTTAATCAAAAATTAAAATTTGATTTAAGACCTATCAAAGATAGTACTAAAATAGGTAGTTTTAAAACTAAGGCGGATAAGATGGTCTTTGATATTAAAGATCAGTATATTATTGTGGATGTAGAAGAATTACATCAATATTTAAAAAATGAAGATTTAAAAGATGTCTATTTACAAGATTTGCTATCTAAGCTAGATTGGAATATAATACTACCAAAATAATAAAAAGCATATATAATGAGGTGCTATGCTTCAGAAAATACAATTTAAGCCCGGATTTAACAAACAAGCCACAGTGACCGGAGCAGAAGGTCAATGGGTAGATGGGGATAATGTACGTTTTAGATATGGTCAACCTGAGAAGATAGGCGGTTGGCAACAGCTAGTAGACAGTACATTAGCGGGTCCAGTAAGAGCTCAACACACTTGGACAGATTTAGATGGTAAAAAATATGCTGCACTTGGTACATCTAAATTATTAATTATTTATTATGAAGGTGGTTTTTATGATATTACACCTATTAATGCAGATCAAACAGGGTGTACTTTTGATTCAACAACAGGTTCTGCAACAGTAACTGTTAACTTAACTTCTCACGGATTATTGGCAGGAGATTATTTTAAATTTAAATCAGTTACCTTACCAGGTGGAGGAGTAACTGGATATACTACAGCAGATTTTACAACAAATGTATTTGAAGTTATTGCAACGCCAACTGGAAATACTTTTACAATTACGATGCCATCAAATGAAACTGGCACAGGGATGTCGGCTCAAGGTTCTGCAACATTAAATTCATATATTATAATAGGTCCAGTTTTTCAAACTCCTGCTTATGGTTGGGGTACAGATACTTGGTCATCAGGCGCATGGGGAGAAGAATCTTCTGTTACAAACGTTACACTAGATCCTGGTTCATGGTCACTCGATAATTACGGCCAGTTGCTAGTTGCAACAGTTAGGAATGGTGCAACATACACATGGAATCCTTCAACAGCTGGGGCTTTAGAAACAAGAGCTGCTGTTGTAAGTGGTGCACCAACTACATCTTTAATGAGTCTGGTATCAGATAGAGATAGGCATTTATTTTTAATGGGTACTGAAGAAACTATTGGAAGTTCATCTACTCAAAATAAAATGTTTATTAGATTTTCTAATCAAGAAGACATTAATACATGGCAACCAACAGCAAACAATACAGCTGGTACATTCTTACTTGACCAAGGAAATGAAATCATTACAGCCGTTCAAGGTAAAGATTATGTCTTGGTATTAACAGATCAAGCTGCTTATGCAATTCAATTCGTAGGACCACCTTTTACATTTAGCATTAGACAAGTAGGTTCAAACTGTGGTTGTTTAGGTCAACACGCTGCAGTCTTTGCACAAGGTGCTGTCTTCTGGATGGGATTTGGTGGAGGCTTCTTTATGTATGATGGTACGGTTAAACAA